CATGATTACGGAAATAGTCTGACAAAAACAACTCTAGTGCAAGTTTGTTCGCCAAAGCCGATATATTCTGAACATCGTTTCTGGATCGTAAAAGGACACATTGTAACATCATCAACGTATAAACTTGGAAGCAAGATTGTGTATCTTCCTCTTGTTGATCAGAGGTTCTATGACTATGTTAACGAAATGATTTCTATATGGCAGCCTCATGATGCATTTGTAATAGATGTATGCGAGTGCTCCGAAGGACTTAAAATCGTCGAAATCAATACACTGAATTCTTGCGGTTTCTATGCTGCCGATCTACAAAAACTTATGATTGCGCTTGAAGAAAATTTCAACGATGCTTGACCTTGATTGTTTTCTTCTGGTATAATCATGACAATACGAAACAACATTAAATCAAATGACAAAAATTCTACACATCTTGAATGAACTGGAAGCAACATCTTCCAGGCTCGATAAGGAAGCTATCGTAGCAAAGCATGCAGACAATGAACTTTTTAAGCGAGTTCTTTCTGTATCTATGGATCCGAAACTTAATTTCCATATCTCGAAGACGCCCACTGAACGATACAATAATGGAGATATCACAACACTGGATTCTGCTATTGATTTCATTCTGAATGAGTTTGCCACAAGAAAGAGAACTGGTAACAACGCCAAGGCTGCATATGCAACTCTTCTGGGAACTCTTGATCCAGAAGATGCAACGGTTCTTGAGCGTGTCATTAAGCGTGATCTTCGTTGCGGTGTGAAGTCTGCTACCGTGAATAAGATTCTTGGCGAGAATTTCATCTATGAACATCCTGTTCTGCTTTGCGAAAAACAATCAGTCAAAGCAATCAATCGTTTGTTTGAAAATAACGAATACATTTTCTGTCAATTGAAGTCTGATGGTGCTCGCGCTACCATTGCAGTTTTTGAAGATAAAGTTGTTGTTCAAACACGAAGCGGTGAAGTTCTTGATTTCGGTGATCGCTTTGATTATCTTCTGAATTATCTGGTTGGCTGGGTACTTGATGGCGAGCTCCTTACTCGAACGAATGGAATTGTTGATGATCGTAAAGTCTCGAACGGTATCATCAACAAGATTCATAATGGCACGGCTTCTTCAGAAGAACTAGACAAGGTATTCTTGACTGCTTGGGATATGATTCCATTGCAGAATTTCATTACGAAGAAGAAAACGACTGTTGCATATGATAAGCGTCTCGACGAACTTGCTTATCATATTAGTGGAATCGAACCACACAACATCGAATTGATCGAAAGCGTCAAGGTTACTTCATATGAAGAAGCTAAGATTATTTTTGATGAATGGATGTCTAATGGTGAAGAAGGAGCTATTCTTAAGGCGCCTTGTTTGCAGTGGGAAGATAAGCGTTCGAAGGATGCTGTAAAGATCAAGGCAGAGAATACAGCAGATCTGAAGATCATTGGATGGGAATACGGTCGCGAAGGTAAGCAATATGCTGGTATGCTTGGCGCATTGGTGCTTGGTACACGAGACGACGAACTTGAAGTGAATGCTGGTGGTGGCTATTCTGAAAAGGACCGTGCTACTTTCCTTGGTTTTTCTCAGAACCGAGTAGAATACTATGATGAGTTCGGACCAGAAAACAAGTTCTCGAAATTTTACACTATCGATGGAATTTTCGACAAGGATTTGTTCTTTGCTGGTTTGCCTGAAGTAATCGAATCAGAAGTCAATCAAATCATTGGAAATATCGCTGAAATCTTGTATAATGAAGTAATCAAGTCGAAGGGGAAAGATAAGTCTTCTTTGTTCCTTCCTCGCTTTGTGAAACTTCGATTTGATAAGAAAGAAGCTAACTCAATCAAGGAACTGAAATGATGTTCAACAATGCAATAGAATTTTCGACTTTTATTCAACAAAAAGCTACAGAAAATGACGTTGGTGTGTTAGAATACCTGACACATTACGTTACAGAGAATTCAATCGAAGAAGAAACAATTCCAGAATTGCTGACACCAGCTCTGAAAGCAAAGATTGAAGAAGAAGCCCGTAGACAATATTCAATGCCAAAGAAAACAACCGTGGAGATTGATATATGACAGAAAAAGTACGACACAAACATGCTGATCTTATCATTGCATGGGCAAATGGTGAGACAATTGAATTCTTTGATACTCTTCAGGAATCTTGGAAGGATATTGGACCATACAGTCCTTTGTGGGACCCTGATAGCGAATACCGTATCAAGCCAAATCTTGTTGAGAAGTGGAGGTGGGTATACGAGAAAAATGGCAACGTTTATATTTCTAAAGATTGGTACTCAGAAAGACATGTTAACACTGTTAATCAATTTCTTTCTGAGAGCCGATACATCCAAAAGATTGATTCGTCTCGTATCGTAGTTGAAGAATGATTCCTCTGGATTCTGCTTGGAATCTTTATCTTGCTACTCGGATTCATTACATGAGTGGATACGACGCAGTCAAGTATAAAGGAAAACTCAAGGCAAGTCAAAAAAGACAAGAAAGGCCAGATAAAATTCTGGCCATGTCTTCACTTACAGATTTTGATGACAAGAGAGATCTTGTAGAATTTTGTGCTGCAAATTTTCTACATGAAAATGATGGATTTCTTTACGCATCTCAGGATGATGCAATGACATTCTATCGAGATTGGAAGAAATATTGGGATTCGATTGATTATTTCCTAGAGGCTGATATTTCATCAATCGAGATATCTATGCATAAGAGTAAGAAATTTCTATGCGGCTATATCGAGAATGGATTATACGAAGATGTCCTGATGAATAAGGTGAAACGAGAAACTTTATGTGTCATAGCTCATCAATTGCCTGCTGAATTCGAAGCAATGCAAGGATTTGGTGCAGACAGATTGAAAAATAGAGTGAAAAAGACTTTACCATTGATCAAGAATCGTTTAGAATCAACAAACATCAACATTATGAAAGAACTTGATTATGATCTCATGCCGACGTCGATCAGACATCCTGATCAACACATATAGTGACATAGTGGTTCCGACAATGATCGAGAACTACACAACAGATATTGCATATCAAAGACATTCTGTAATTATTTCTACAGAATCAGACGAAGAAAGTATAAAATATCAGCTTTCTCTGATCGGCATTGATGATAGCATTCCAATCTTTTGCAAGAAGAATCCAGATATCTCTGACTCTGAGCATAAGATCTGTGTTATTAAAAAATTGATTGATCTGGGATATGAGCACGGATTTCATTTTGATAACAACAAAGAAGATATCGATGATTTGATGTCAGTCTTTTCAGGAATCCGCTGCGTCAGAATTCTATGACTCATAATCATTCATAGTGATATCGTAAGTCTGTGCTTATTGTTGACTGATGATGAAATTAATCATAAATACGATATCACATGTACAGATTTACGAGGTTATATGAATTTTCTACTAAAACTTTTAAGCGGACCAGATAACAACAGCCCAGATGTAGCAAGAGTTCTTTTGATTCTTACATGGATCATCTGGGCGATTGCATGTGTGATGTTTCTTTATCGAGCTCAAACACCAGATTCTTTATTATCTGGTTTTCCTACTTTATTCGGTATTGGATCTGGATTACTTTTATCTGGTGCTAGCTCGATTCTCATTAAACATATGACAGAACCAAAACCATGATTTATTTGTGAGCAACTAGACGAACATAATCTCTGATATGTTCTTTATCCGCTTTGGTCTTAGGATCAAGCGGATTTCTTATTTCATCTTTGGTTGTATGTGTATCATCGGTTGATCTGAGATATCGGTCTGTATTCACCGGCTTATCTTCTTTGTTATCCCATCCATGAACATTAACTCCCGGCATTCTTGAAAGATTCTTCCAAACATTTAATCCAGCTTGAGTATGATCGATATCTGATTCCATGATGTTACCATGATCCAAAAGATGATGATATAGATCATGTGCTCCTATTGCTTTATGAGCTTTATCATTTGAAGTTAATTTAATAACTCTCATTGTTTCTGGAGACGCATGATAAGGACGTTCATATGATAGAACATGATGGATAACACCATTTGCATCATGAGTTACAATTTTTCCAGATGGTTTATTGTAAGATTTTCCTTCGAATTGAGAAACATTGATATGATGACCGATCTTTCCCAATGATTTTTCTGGTCCATGTGCAGATTCTAAATAATCTTTAACATCATGTACTGTGTTTCTGCCATAGAAGATATCATCGCCAAATTTTTCATTCTTTGGGTATTTGTCCATCATCTGAGCTTCGATCAAAAATTCTGATCGTAAGAATTCTTCTGATAAATCTTTCTTAGATGCAACTAGACGAACATCATGAAGAATGTTACGTCTACTTTCTTTTTCTTCAGGATCTTTATGCCAATCATATGAAGCATGAGTATCATCTGTGCTTCTCAAGAAACGATCAGAGTTAATTGATTTATCATTCTTTATATCATATGCATGAACATTAACTCCAGGTATTCTAGAAAGATTCTTCCAAACATTCAATCCTCCTTCTGATTGCTCTTTATCAGACATCAGAACAAATCCTTTGTCCAGAAGATGATCATATATTTCATGCATCTTTACATGAGAATTTATATCTGGATTCTTTGTACTAACATGCGTCACAAGTGTATCTTTATGAAATCCTTCTGGATGTTTTAAATGAAGCACATGATGTATGTTACCTGAATCATCATGTGATACTAAAAATCCAGAATTTTTATCGATTCCTTCAAACATCTTCAATCCAAGATCTCCGACTTTCCCTAGATCATGAATTGGAGCATTATGAGCAATGTAATGGTTATATCCATTCTTCTTTACATTTTCTATTCCATTATGATATAGATTGTAATGACCAAATGTTTGATTCTTTTCAACATCTCGAGATAAAAATACTTCGTTCAGAACAAGATGCTTAGCAAACTTCACGATCAGCCTCTCGACAAGTTCTTTGTTTGCAGCAATCAATTCTTTGATGTCTTCTTCAAGGAATGCAAGATTATTGGATCTGGCTCTGGTGCTGATTTCTTCGGATAGGAAGGTCGTGGTAACAGCCCTTGCTTCGCGTGCAACTGAGGCTTGTTTGATCGTGTTCTTGGGGATGATTCTTTGATACGATTCGACAAGATCAATCAACGAACCATCTTCTTTCAGTTGATCAAAGATCTCTTGTAATGTCGGAACTTTTTCTTCTTTATGATCTTCTCTGAGTTTTGTTTTTCCCAGACGATCAGATAGCAAATCTTCAGATGTTCTTGCTATCACAGAATCTTTTCCTTCTTTCTTTTTCTGATTTTTCATGTACTCAAATGCAAGATAAAGATATCCATGATTTGATACGTTATCTAACTCTTTCAGTTTCAAATAAATATTGATCAATTTGCTCTGAATGATGTATGATGGAAGCAATGCAGAAAAGCACTCTCCGAGATAGTCATGTAAAAGATAAGACACTTCAGAAATCTTATCTTTATCAACTCCAGAAGACTGCAGTCTATCTAGAGCAATATGAAATTGTTGTTGAATGTTTGTTGTATCAGAATGCATAGTGTTTGTCCAAATATCTGTTGAATGATGAATCTTCGTTCTTAGAATTTTTCTTTCCGGAGAAATATGAATTGTTCGTTGTGTTTACAGAAACAGAAGGAGCACCTGCTGCAGCCGCTGCTGGAGTAGCTTTTTCTGGCAGATCTTTCTGGAGATCTTTCTGTGCTTGATTTAACTGTTCTCTTTTATCCTCTTTAGTTGAAACAAGATCGTCAAGCCATTTAGCTGTTTTCTTCTTATCGATTAAACCGAAGGAAAGAGATTCTACTGCTCCGCCAGCTCCAGCTTCTATCTTTTCGCCTGTCGTTGCTTTTCTACCTTTGATATCCAGAACATTCTCTGCATCATTGTAAGACTTATAAGCATCGAAACCAGCTAATCCAGCCATCACTGCTTCGCCGATGAATGGAATAGCTTTTGTTGCTTGTTTAGCTCCTGTTTTTGCTGCTCCTTCCGCACTCGCTTTTCCGAATATTTTTTCGGATACAGATTTTGCTGTGTTTTCTGCTGATTCGAGAAGAGATGCACCTTTTTCTTTGACATAATTGTAAGAATCTTTGACAAGATTTTTACCAGATTCCCATACTGATGACATGAATTCTTTCATCTTAGCGAATCCTTCTTCGAAAAGCTTCACTATATATTCTCTGGTACTTTTCATCGAAGAAATTATCCCAGCAACAACAGCCGCAGCCGCTGCTATAATTCCACTACTTCCTATGTCTGTTGTATCTGAACCTGGAGACTCTGAAATAACATTAGCATCTGATACATCTCGCATATCATTGCGTTTGCTTCTTCCATTTTCATCATTCATTTCAGATTGATCAATCGGAGATGCAGAAATTATGCTATAGATTTTATCGACACCTATTGCAATCTTCTTGACAAACTTCAGTGTATCTAGCTGAAATTTCTTCATCAGAGCTTGATCTTTTTCCGAGTGACTGGAAAATCTAGTCTCTGAGATGATATCAGCATCATCTACAGAATCTAATTTTCTCTTCTTTCGCTTCTTGAAAGATTTCATATCGGTATCAAAGATTTCATGTATCGTATCAAATCCTTTCGTCAATATGTCTTTGATATCTACAACATTTGCTGCGATTGTTTCTAGTATAGAGCTCGACGCTATCTTATGTAAATCACCATTTGCAACAAGAGATCTAGAAAAAGAGCTAGGATGGATCGTATCGTTTTCTTGTTTTCTCTTGTTCAGATCTCCTAGATCACTCTCGTTTGGTTTCTTATCTTTGCTCTCGTTCAACTTCTGTTTCTCAATTTCCAGAAGTTCTTTCAGTATATCATTGTTTTCTTTGAGTTGATCTGCCTGTTTTGTGAGTAGCTTGATCTGTTCTTTCAAAATCTTATCTGTAGTGCTTAGATCTTCGTCTTCTCCACCGATCATTTTGTTCAAAAAATCACCAGTAGAGTCGACTGCACCCAATGCTGATCGAGTGAGAACATTATTACCAAAAGCATTGTATGCACCCTGACGAACAAAATTCATCGGAGAAATATTATCCGATAGTTGTGAAGCAAGCGTAGACGAATACTGCGAAAGAAGAGAAGACTTCTGATTCTTTGTTCTAGCATTTGGATCTCCGCCAGGAGGAGACTGTGATGGATTTGATCCGTGGATGTTAGGTAAATTCATATTATTTTTCCTGCTTTCTTCTTTCCATCTCTTGTTTTCTTAAAGTTATGTAAACATCTAACTCGAATGGGAACATATCTTCTATTTCTGTTATCGTGAACCCATGATCAAACCGTAGAAACGTATTTGTTGTATAGTACGATTCCAGAGATTCGGTGACCATGGCAATCAGAAAAAATCAGATAATCCCTCTAGATGAATGTTGTGTTCGTGTCCACATTTTGGACATTTGTATTTGATATCCTGTTTCATTGTCGGAATTGTTTGAAGATGATCATAAATCTTCTTCATCTGAAGATCATCGAATTGTCCCATCCAATCAATCAATTGATCTTTATCGTATCCAGATATGTCATAAACTTCTACATCGTCAAAAATAGAGTCTATCAAAGACACCATGAAAAGTTCTGGATTTGCATCATCTCCGGATGCATACTTGATATCATCAAATGTTGGAGCTTTGAATGTCATACCAATTGACTCTGTCACCATTAATTTTGGATTCCAGGCAGATAGATCTACCTTGATATCACCTAGATTATAATTCAATTGAATTGGTTCTTCACATTTCTGGCATTTCGTTCCTAGCTCAACAACGTTTCCAATCGATTGTATTCTGAGTTGAATAAAAAGATACGCAGCATCAGACACTGGAATTGTCTTAATGTCAACTGTTCCAAATGTACACGAAAGAATCACATCTCTCAATGTTTCTAGTGTAGAGTCCCAATCATCTGCATCTTTCGAAAGCAGCAGTGCCTTCTTTTCCTTGTTTACGAAAGGACGATACTTGATCTTATTCTTTGAGATCGGCAACTCTAATAAGATAGTTGGATGTGTTACGATAGGGAGTTGTTTTTGCGTCATAATTTTACCATGTTGAATTGAAAATACCCGGATAGCTCCGGGTATTTAAAATGCAAAGATTTCTATTATTTGATCTTTGTTATTTTGAATGTCAGATTGCCTGCGGCTGGTGTTTGAGATGTCCCGGATACGTTAGAGAAGATAGCCTTAACTTGATCAGTTGCTGTAATCTGAGCAGAAAGCGTACAATTTGAAAGAGGCTGATCGTAAAAAACTTCAACTTTATCTCCGATCACTGCACCTGTTGCTGTTATTGCAGAAGATAACAGTTGGCTTCCTGTAGCAATTGCAGTTGGAGTGAATGCAGAGTATGCATAGATCGGTAAAGGATTTTCTGCTTGCCATTGCATGTTAGCTACACTGTTATCTGCAGTCCTGACATATCTGATAGGATATCCGGCAGTAGGAGGATCTAATTCCAGAACATCTCCTGGATATCCTTGGGTAGAATTTGTTCCAGCTGTATTTGTTGGTCTTGCTTGATTGTATGGAATTACTCCCTTGAATCTTCCGGCTCCCCATTTTGCGGCATTGACCATATAGTCTGTTGGTCTTGGTTGATTCCACGATTGCCAAGCATATCCGCTGATACAATCTCCGATATCAAATAAATGAAGAGCTTGGGTATGTTCTGGTATTGGAATAAAAGCAATATCATTATATACCGTATTCGCATCAAGAGTCTGTCCAACACTTGGAGTTCTGAGTACAATAGCAAGTCTAGGATAATATCCCTTTGATGGTGTTCCGCTGTAGATATTTGCTACAGGATACAGAACAAGCCTTGTTGATGTGCTTGTTGCATTAGCTGTAGGAGCAGCTCCGTTCTGATTTGTTCTATTGGTTGATGTCTGTCCTGCAAGATTACCGCCTTGAATTCCCATTCTATGGAAAAATCTACGAGGCCAATCGATCGCATACATAACACGATAAAAATACTGAACAGTTGCTGTGCCTTGAGAAGCTTTGCTCCAAGGAGGAGCATTTGGATTTAATGTAGAATCGTAAATTGTTTGGGTTAAATCCATAACATAGATTCCTTCTGATCCCATTTGTGAAATGTTTGGGATAGAATCGATGGAATGATTCAAATTTATCCTGAGTCCAGAACTAATAGAACCTTCTTTCGAAAGAAGGTGGGAGTAATACGTCCAGTCCATGAATTCTGTGATTGCGTCGGTTGTTGTATTCCATTGACCAACGATGATTCCAGTTCTATGTTTTTCTCCGATGTTACCATTTGGCGTAGCTACTCTGAAACATTTTTCTACATTCAATGTAGATGAATCATCTATAGCAATATCACATCCAGGAGACACCATCCAAGAGGCACCAGAATTATAGATGAACTCGAAATCACAATTCTTGATAGATAGGTGTGAATTATTCTTAATTCTAATCTTTGCTTTTGTATTTTGCCAGTAATGCGATCCAGATACAATAAGTGACGAATTATCTGTTTCTATGAACTCGCTCGATGATTCATTATGTCTTCCCATGATATTGACAGCTGTACAATTTGTCAAGAAGATCGATGCAAAGCTTCCGATGATTGTACATCCGCGATTATTCATGAGTTGGATTGAACCACAACAAGACTCGATCACAATATCATCACCAAGATTAGATATTACAATTCTTCCACGAGTTCTATCAGGATTTCTATCGTTTGTGATGTTTGTATCTGTCCAAGAATAATAAGAATCGACTCTCTTTAAATTCAGACCATCCATGTAGACAGATGGAACAACCACTAAATCATGTGCATATAATGTTCTGATGTTTGATATCTTAGCAGGAGCTGATGTATATAAGAAATGTACAGGTACATTCCAATCATTTGGATCTTGCTCAATCACGATGTTTTCAAACACTGTTCCTCTGATCCCAGGATATGCTAATTTCCAAATAGAGCTAGAGAATGTTCCATCTGGATTGTATGCTATGTTATGAGTGAACATGTATCCACCTGGGAACCTAGCATAGTGATCTTTGTATACAGAATTTCCTTGACCATCGACCGCATCAAATCTGCCAGCGTTAGCCGTTGTACATCTAAAAATTATTCCTGGGTGTGATACTATACCAATCGTAGCTGGTGTTTTGATCTGGGCGCCGATCCAATATACGCCAGGCGGTCCTTGTAATGTTACAATCCCGCCTCCAAGAGCTGCAATTTTATCTATAAAATTTTGTATTTTACTATGAATCGGGGCTGATCTAGACCCGCCGTCTGTCATCACTAGAGTATGTGTATCTCCAGATGATGGATTTGCATCCAATACGCCTTTTTGATTACTTGCCATGAAAAATCCTTCTGATTGTTCATTACTTAATTATTCAGATTTTGATTTTTTGATATGTTCCAGCATTTCTTTTGTTGTTCCTACGAAAGCGATATTTGTGGTTCCACCGTTGTTCACAATTGCGCCGGATGATTTATCACTAGACATCATCTTTAACTTCTTCTTCTTTTCATGTAGAGTCATCAATTGCATGTTCATTTCTGTTAGGTTTGCTAGATATGAATTACATACTTCAAAAGCAGAAATTCTTTCTTCGGCTTTAGCAATGTGTATCAAAGCAGAAAACGCTTCTTGACCTTCTCGAATCATAGCATGCATGTTGTTACGAATCATAGCAACATCTTGTTCCATATCGGATGAATCTGGATCGTTGATTACTTCGATTGCTCTTTGTTCTGGATCAACTATCTGAACTGTTGCTAGTGTGTTTGTTTGATTAGCTGGATCATACAAGGGATCTACTCCAAATAGTTCTGATAGTGATTTATCAATTTTTGACATTATCCACCTCCTGCTTTTCTTATAGCATCATTCAATAGAATTTCAACATACGCAGGAGTTGATGGTACAACTGGGCTCCAAACATCTGTTGGTTTAGCTTTTATCACAGGAATTGTACTTGGTCTAGTAGACATTAAAGATGATTCCCAGGTCTTATACACAAATTGAACTTGACATCTGTTGTATTCTCTGGATGAAGTAGATAGAGATATATCATTCACTAATTTTGGATAGACGTTTTTTAATGTAACAGTGTATGTATCTTCTTTGTTTTCGTTGAACTGAACGATATCCAAATATTCTATCATATAGTCTGCCTGATATCTGAATGTTCCAGTCTCTGTCTTCATAATTCCCATGACCCAATCATCGAAGAACTTCTTGACAGACATTCCAGCATCGCATATGAAAGAGCACACTATAGGCGGATACATCTTATCATATGGAACTTCTCTTCTGATGCTATCATCTCTGATTGGTAGTGTTTCGATCACAATCTCTGGAAAATGTACTGCATCTGCAAATAACTGTACAAGATTTACGGTTTCTTTAGAATTTGGATATTTGTCGACATTAGTTGTCATGAATTTAGGAGGAGACAAATATACAGCAAATTTTGATGATTTTGCTACATGTCTTTTCTTTATTTCTGCTGAAAATTCTGCTAAAGTTCTACCCATTATGCATCCTTCGGTGTGTAGAATTTATCGCCGTGCTTATCAATAGCATCTACAATCATTGTTTTTCTTCCTGCTAGAAGATGCGCAGACACTCTATGATGTCCGTCTTGAACATAAAAAGTTCCGTTCTCTTTAACAACAAGAGGAACTTTTTCTGCTTTGCCTGTATCTTTTTCGTATGCTATGCTAATGGCTCTGTGTACGCCTTCTCTTTGAGCAGTAGGCTGACCCTTCCCGATATTTTTTAAGTCAATACGAATGCGTCTAATACGTTTCTTATCGGAATCATCGACGTGATACACTCTTCCGTGTTCTTTAAAACCAACGTCGGTCAAGAAGACTTCTTCTTTATCTGGATTCTTGAAGAATATTTCTTTCTTTGGAACTGTCGGAAGATCTTTTAAATTTGATAAAGCAGTTGAATGTTCTTCTTCAGAAAATTTTCCGTTTTCTTCGAATTCTTCAACAAGACATTCGAATGATTCTAGTAAGTGTTGTTTAAATGTTATCATGGTTTATAGTTTGGATTATTTTTAATTGCATTACGAACATCTCTGTCTTTATCTCCTGCAAGTTTATCCATGTGTTCCTTATGAAGAGAAGGATTCTTTGCTAGGCTCCAACGAACATCTCTGTCTTTATCTCCTACAAGTTTATCCATGTGTTCTTTATGAAGAGAAGGATTCTTTGCTATGTTACGACGAACATCCGAATCTTCATCTCCTACAAGTTTATCCATGTGTTCCTTATGAAGAGAAGGATTACTTGCTATGTTATACCGAACATATTTGTCTTCATCTCCTGCAAGTTTATCCATATGTTCTTTCGAACCATATCTAGCTAAGAATTTCTTATGTTGTTCTTTGATCATAGATATTTCATCGACTGTTGCCAGACGAAGTTCTTGTCAAGATAAGTTTGATTCGGTCCCTTATTGAAATTCTCAATCGGAAGCAAGAGAGCCATGAACCATTGATTACTTGGAATCTCCATGAATTGTGATTGGACTCTATCCAAACGATATTTCTTCACAGCAGAGTTAGCTCCACGATATCTGGATATTCCTCCAATGTATTCCCAAGAAAGACGAAGCTTTGTCTGTTCGTCTAGCTTCTTGTTTGATGCAAAGTCAAGCAAGTTCTTCAATAGAACATAACGAACCTTGTATGGCAAGTAATGGAAGTTCAAGCCAGTAAACGTCTCTTCATCCGCTGAGAACGGTATAACTAGAGGCAAGGAATCATAGTAAGGCAACGTTTTCACGCCTAGGGGATAGTATTGGTACAGGTACATCTTTCCAGGCGTTATAAGGGCTTTTTGGCGGCCTGGCGTAGACATTGCAGAATTACGAGACACCATGCCTCCGAGTCTCTTTGCTTGTGCAGCAAACCAATCTTGAGACTTCCTGAAGTCATCCTTGGTGTATGTGACTTTGGTTGATAGTTGATCTAGGTTATAACGTGGCATTTATTAAAAGTCCGCGAATGGATTCTTCTCGATATCATCAATAATCGTAGAAGCTTCTTGTTTTATAATATCGGTCTTGTCAAACACTTGTTCTTTCTTCTCTGGAATGTTTTCCGGAATGATCTCTGTTCCGTCTTCTTCTGCAATAGGAAGACCCGTTTCATTACTTATATTCTGATTTAAGAGGTCGAATGTTGCATCCAATGCGTAGTTATCAACTTCATCAATTCCTGTATCAAATCTTTCTGACGAGAATGTGAACAATTCGCATTTGAGCTTGTATGTGTAGAGCTTACCTAACTGATAAAATCCACCTGCTCCTTCGCCCTGATGATCAACATACTTGATTTCAAACAGAGAATTGGTCATCGCGAACCATATCAAATCACCTTCACATGGTCGATTAGGAAGAATTGTTACGCCATATTGTCCTACTGTTTTCTCCCATTCTCTTCTTCCGACAGTGAAAGTTGCTTGTTCGTTCACGAAATATCCAAACTTCTGAAGGAAAGCTCCGCCTCCGCCATAATTATCAACTTGATCCAGATAGCATACGATCTTATACGATCCCTTGAACTGAGAAAGACGATCTTCTCCGAGAACTTTATCAACTGCGACTAGAGAACGAGGAATATAATACATCTCTTGTCCATACATCTTGATAGACTCTTCTATTAGATCCTGGACCAAATTTGTTTCCGAACGATTTCCTCTTGATGGAAATAGATGATTTGAGCTGCTCATAGACAGTGTCTTTCTTTATAGTTTGATCTGGCATACGATGCTACTGCTGGATTTTCATCGCTAGAAAGCTTCTTTAAGATATGATCTGGAGATTTATAGCTAGTAGCTAAAGAAGCACGAATGTCATCATCTGGATGATCTGATAATCTAGCATATATGCTATCTGGTATATTCTTTCTTGATCGTTCAACAATGTTTGTTATCAGATCAGAATGTGCATGATCTATAACATCATGCCAATGTTCTTCTGTTGAAGTTGGATGATCAAGAGCCGCTCTTATTTTTATTCTGGTATCAGATCCTAGCTTTCCTAAGCAAGAATCGTTTTTCTTTGACTGTGATATTATATGATCAACATTAGATTTATCCGAATTTGGATGTTCCATCAAATCTGCTACGAAAGACTGATTCATCGCTCGATTTGATATAATTTTATTGATATGATGAGGTTGCAACATTGGATTTTTCTTAATCGTATTAAAGAAAGAATCTCTATCTATCATCTTATCTAGATGATTTGCAGATCCGTATCTGCAAAGGAAGTCTTTGTGTTGTTCTTTGATCATCTTTTTGCAATCCCAAGGTCGTCTTCTGTTACAATGATAAATTTCATATCTCTTTCCTCTGCATATATTTTAGCGGCTTTCCATTTTGCATCGTTTACTGTCCATGTCATAGCTTCTGTCAAGAAAGTCTTCTCTCTTTTGTTTCCTCTTATCGGAGGATGAGTCTGGGACTTAGGCTTAACTTCAATCAAGAACTTTCGAACAGAATTATCAGGATACTTAAAAGTCGCCATGAAATCTACGAAGTATCTATGCATTTTTTCATCAACAGGAGAATAATAAGGAATGATAACTTCTTCTGAACTCCATTCTATACATGCTGGATGACTATCCAACCACAAAAGTACGCGCTTTTCCCAAGAAGAACGGAAGCAGACATTTGTTGGGTCTCCTCGATACTTCTTTGGATTTCTTACTGAATACTTTCCCTGATCATATTTCGCCATTATTCTTACATTTCTGGTGGTAATCAACTATTTAAATAGTACATCTGATCAACAAAGAGTCATATGGCAAATAATTCCACTCCAGAATATGGAAAATACATCACAAATCCAGGAGCTCTAGGAGCAAGTGATGGTAAAGTTCCTTCATATAAATCAACAGGGTTCATCTATCACATCAATCAACCACTGAATTATCCTATATCAAATCCATCTGATCACTTTGTTCGTTTCTTCATAAATCTAGATGAAGAATCTAAGATGGTGAAAGAAGGAAAAATAAGTGTGATCGGAAATGTAGATCAAACCGATCAAACAAGACTCAGAAATAAAGCAATAGATCCAAAGATATTTCATCAAGCTGCTGATCTGATGGGCGGAGCATGGGCAGCAGGAAAAGGAGCAAAGGCTGCTACTACAGCATTGAAGGGATTTGAAGGAAACACTGCTTTGAAAGCAACAATCATCGCAGGAAGTACAATTGCTAGCGTTGCAGCCGGAGCAGCCGGAGCATATTACTTGTCAAAGCAAATCAAAATTGATAAGAAGTTAAAACGATTGGCAACATACATTACTTTGTATACACCAGGAACGATATCTAATTCCCAGCAAACGACATGGGATAATTATACAGATGTGATGGCAGATCTTCTTCAACAAGGATCTGATCCAGAAGTAATGAAGTCGATTACAATGGGCGGAATCGCATCTTCTGCTGGAAGAATTATAGCAACATCTGCATCCAATCTTGTACAATCAGCAACAAGAACAGCAGTAAATCCAAAGAAAGACTTGCTATTCAATTCAATCAATCGCAGAGAATTTACATTTGCATATACATTTGCTCCTAAATCTGAAGCAGAATCAAGAATGGTTGCAGATATCATTCAATCGTTTAGACTCTTTTCTGCGCCAGAAGTGATAAAAGGAACAATGGAATTCTTGTACACATATCCAGCTGAGTTTGATATAGAATACGGATTCATCAAAGATGGAGTAGAAAATCAGAATCAATTCTTGAACAAGATTAGTTCATGTGTTCTGAAAAGTGTTCAAGTAGATTACTCTCCTAATGGATCATTTCAAACCCTAGAGAATGGAGAGCCTGTTCAGGTTAACATGACTTTACATTTCGAAGAAATCGAAACACTACATCGCGATCGTATCGCAGCAGGATATTGATTATGGACTCTGCAAAAATAAGATTCTTGGCAAGATATGGAACTGCTGCTCATATAGATGATGCGATATCTGAGAATATGTACTTTAGTGATGCTTTACAGAATCCACTATGCAATAAAGATCATCAAATGAAAATGTTAACTCCGGAAAAAGATGCAAATCATAGAGAAAAATATCATAATTCTTTGGTTGCTGCGAGCGAAAACATACATCCTGACGTTGTAGATACGCTAGTTCATCATTATCCAGATACATATCATGATTTAGCAATGAATAAATTATTGAAACTCAGTCATCTGAATCACATACTTAAAACGACTCCTGCTGATAGCGAACATCATATTATAACAAGTAGCGTAAAAAGTAGAATAACACATGGTCAATACGAAAGTGATGAATAATGTACTTTGATAAATTTCCATATACAACATTCATAGATGGAAAAGAAGAAACGATTGTATGTGATTTCGTTTCTGCCATTGATATGATATACAATCCTACAGATTACCCAGATTTGTTTACTGATTACTACATGCAAGATGGAGAAAAAATAGAGAATGTTGCCTATAGTTTTTATGGATCGACTGACTATCATTGGGTTCTTATCTACATAAACGGAATTAAAGATCCATACAACGATCTTCCTCAGAGAGATTTTATTCTCCGCGAATCTTGTGCAGAAATTTATGGCTCGCTAGATGGATTGCATCATTATGAAAGCGCTTCGAATGCTGGCGAAGTTGTAGATTTCTTACACAGTCCTTCTATTAGAATCACAAACGTCGAGCATATGATACAAGAGAACGAGAAGAAAAGAAAGATTAAAGTTCTTCGAAATCAATATTTGTCTGACTTTGTGTCGATGTATATACAGAAAGTTCAAACATGAATCCAAAACATAAACTCTTCTTGGCAAAATACGGTTCGAAAGAACATCATGATGAATTAGTTCATGATCCAGATTTTCGAGTAAGAGGATTTCTTGCATATAACAAAAATTTACATCCAGATCATATTGATCATTTATTGCATCACAGTGATTATGATATCAAGTCAATACTAACATCTCATCCTAATTTGAATCACGAGCAACTAGATGGATTAGCTAGAATGCACGATCCATCAATTCTGTATAGATTAGCAGAACATCCAAATATCAAAGATCATCTACATACTTTGATAGATAGTACGAATGTTATGGATGCATCACATAATACAGCAGCAAAACTCTATCTTCTGAGTCTTCTGAGAATGAATGATCACTTGGATAAAACTCATCTTGAGAAGCTTATCAATGATCCATATAGCAATTCTGTTAGAGAAGCAGCCCTAGCAAGGAAGAATAGATGAGCACAATTGCATTTGCCGGTGAATATTCTTTAACCAGAGCAGAAATCACTTCATACAATGGAGCAGCTGTTTCTATCATGGAACTTATTCATGAAATTACGATCTATGAGGATATCTACTCTCCTTTTTTGACAATGGAAGTTCTGATTGAAGATCAGATTGGATTATATCATAAGCTTCCTATCATAGGAGAAGAAACACTTACTGTCACCATTACGAATACAGACGGAGAATTTGGATACAAGGACTTTACATTTTCTGTATTCAAGACTAAAGATTTCTTAGAGAAGGGACAGAGAGGATTTATCTACAAGATGTGTTGCATATCAACAGAAGCAATCAAAGATATGAACATCAAGTTGTCGAAATCATACAAAGGAACAGCTAAGGATATCGCGCAGAACATTCTAGTGAAAGAAGGATTGACAACTACCAAGAAAGTTATTGTAGAAGAGACAGATGGAACGCTCGCATACATCTCAAATTATTGGCCTCCAATCAAGAACCTGAAATATCTTTGTCAGAGAGCTGTATCGAAAATTTCAAAGTCTCCATCATTCATGTTCTTCGAGAACAAATATGGATTTTACTTCACATCTCTTGCTACACTGAAAGGACAGGCTCCGATTGGATCATACTTCTATTCTGCTAATCCAGGAACTGATGTTGCAGAATCTCTTCAAAGAGTAGAAGCCATCTACATTGATAGAGGAATAGATTACATCGAGAAGATTCAGAATGGAGCATATGGATCAAATGTTGTATATGTCGATCCAACGAGAAAGTCTTACATGTATAAGTATCTGGATTTTCTACAAATGTTTAATAGTCAACCTCGTATGAATTCTTTGCCATATGGAACCCAAGATGCTACGAGAAGAGTAAACGGAACTTTCAACTGTAACATCACTCCAACATATGCAAGAAATGGCATGAAGGATGAGTATTCCGAAAGATGGTTCCAAGAAAGACTTGGCGAATTGAGTACTCTTCGTTCTTTTGAAATTCAGATCGAAGTTCCTGGAACACTAGAAGTTGCTGTTGGACAGACTACAGATTTTTACATGTATTCTGGAGATGTTCCTGATTCATCAAATACTAATTCTTCGCTTGATCCAGTTTTTTCTGGTAGATATCTGATAACTGGGATTAATCATTCATTCAATAGGACACGGCATGTTATGTTGCTAACATTATCCAAAGACTCTCTAATCAAGGCAAGTGCATGATCAAAGAACAACACAAAGAATTCTTAGCAAAGTATGGTTCAAAAGAACATCATGATGAGTTGGTGCATGATAAAGATCCGGATGTTCGGTTCAAGCTAACTAGCAATCCATCTCTTCATAAAGAACACATGGATAAATTAATCAATGATACAAGCTATATTGTTCGAATGACTCTAGCTAAAAATCCATCTATTCATAAAGAACACATGGATAAGCTAGTGAATGATGAAGATTCAAATGTACGATATGATCTATCTTGGAATCCATCTATTCATAAAGAACATATGGATAAGCTAGTTAAAGATAGAAATTATACTGTTCGTCATGGGTTGGCTAGAAATCCATCTATTCATAAAGACCACATGGACATGTTAATAAATGATGGACATTCAGGTGTTCGATATAGTCTAGCTAGAAATCCTAATCTTCATAAAGAACACATTGACAAACTTGTGAATGATCCTGATGAAGGTGTTCGATATAGTCTAGCTAGAAATCCTAATCTTCATAAAGAACACATTGACAAACTTGTGAATGATCCTGATGAAGATGTTCGGAATTCTATTAAACAACATCCAAATTACAAGCCATGATCAAAGAACAACATAAGAAATTCTTAGCAAGATATGGCAATCCCGATCATGTTGATATGCATGATGAAGATATCCATGAAGATATCGCTATGAATCCTCTGATCAAGAAAGAGCAAGGAGAACATCTATTGAATCATTCACATGATGGTGTAAGAGGAATTTATTCAGATTATACTCCGCATTACGACCATTTGCTGGAGCTATCAAAATCCAGATCATCTATGGTTAGAAATGGAACTGTTTTCAATGATTTAGCCGATCACAAAATATTCCAAAATATTCTAAATTTCAAAGCTCCGGAAACATATATAACGCATAACATAGCAAAACATAAAAATGCATCAAAGAAGAACCTAGAGACAATAGTCGAAAAAGGACTTTCTGGTGCATACAATGCGAAGAGTAGATTAGAAAAAGGAGATTGCGTTAATGATCTATGATGCAGTTGTAGAGAACATTAATGATCCAATGAAACTTGGAAGAGTCCAAGTCCGTGTCTTTGGCTTGAACACAGATAACACCGCATTGATTCCAACAGAAGATCTGACATGGGCAAGAGTCTTGATGTCGAACTCGTCTGCATCCATGTCAGGGATTGGTTTATCGCCTTCAGGTTTACTTCCTGGAGCATGGGTGATGGTAGCGTACCAAGATGCAGAAGAACAGTACCCGATAGTGATTGGCTCTTATCATGGAATTCCATCTTCGGCTTCAACGACAACCAAAGCAAACGATGATCTGGCATTCGCATCAGTAGAAGTTCATAAAGATGCTCAAGCAAATCAAGGAACATATACTCCTCCGGATAGCGATCTAGTTCTTCCAACATCAGATTCAACCGATCTTTCTAGCATGCCTATCGTTCCTCCAAAAGGAACACCAAATTACGATGCAGCTACGAAAAATATTGGAATCATAATTGCATCATGTAAATCTGCAGGAATTACAACAAGAAAAGCTATTGCATCGATTCTAGGAGTGATTGGTGGAGAGTGTATGTGGATTCCAACAAAAGGGAACTACAATTATTCTTCTAATAGACTTACAGAAGTTTTCCCATCCGTTTTCCCTACGATAGAATCGGCAAAGCCATATGCAAACAATCCAGTAGCTTTACCAGAAAAACTCTATGGCGTAGGAACAAAGAAGGGATCTGTTTTAGGGAATACTCAAGTAGGCGATGCTTCTAGATATATTGATAGAGGATTTCTTCAGCTTCTTGGAAGATACAATTACAATAAATACGGCAATCTAGCTTCGGTTGATATCATTTCAAATCCAGATTTGATGATTTCAAATCCTGTCATATCAGCTAAAGTCTGTATTGCCTATGTTTTGGATAGAGTCAAAGTTTCACAATCATCTGATGGATATTTTGATGCTGTCAAGAATGCTGTGGGCAACAATACACCTGATATAGCAATCAAGAAAAGAAAATTCTATGAATACTTCATGTCTGGTGCTGATAATTCAACAAATAATGAAAAAGAGATAGATCAGACTCCTCCTGAAAAGTTTGACATAGCTGCAGCAAATGATCCTTCTATCTATTCTGCTAAAGCTGGATTCTCTGATCCAGATGGAAAATATCCATTGTACATCAATGAACAAGATACATCCAGGTTAGCTCGCAGAGAAAGACTTGATAAGACAATTGTTCAAAAGAAGAACGATAATCGTGTGAAGGGAATAGAGTCATTCAATACAAAATGGGATGAACAAATCAGCCCATACAATACAACATATCCATTCAATCAGGTTAGAGAATCTGTAGCTGGACATGTCATAGAGATAGATGATACACCAAATTCAGAACGTCTGCATATCTATCATAAATCTGGTTCATATGTTGAAATCGACAATACTGGATCCAGAACAACTCGTATTGTTGGATCATCTTATGAAATCATAGATTATAATGGACATATCTATATCGGTGGATCATGTAACATTACCATCGGAGGACATGCTAATGTAACTATTGGCGGTGATGTGAATGCGAACATCGGTGGATCGGTCAAGGCTAATGTATCGGGTGACGTTGATTTGTCTGTAGCTGGAGACATTGCAGCCTATGCAAAGAATATCAATCTTGAAGCAATGGAACAGATTAGTTTGAAAGCTGGTCTTGCTGTTTCTATGGATGCTGCAATGATCAATATGAACAGTGGTGCTTCTGTACCATCTGGGCTATCTGCTCCGACAACATCTTCAAGTCCATCAATAAAATCTAATCCGGTTCCGACTAAAGCATCTGACTCAAAAGCTGTTCTATTCGAAGCAGATGGTGACTCATTCTCAGGCGATAACTTTATCAAAGAATCTGTTGCAAATGGTGAAATATCAGCCGATGCTGCTACTAAAAAGCCAGTCGAAGGAGACTCATCGAATGTTTCTGGTAAAAATAAAGATCTGATTCCATCATCATGTGCTCAGATTGCATCGATGGATCGATATCCAGATAACCTCAGATTATCTCCTAATTTTACACTCGGACAGGTTTCTAGTCATGCTGCTGTATCCTCTGCATCTGTTAGAGATCAAAACGGATTAACATCAGCTGAAATCGTATGCAATCTTCAAAATGTTTGTTTAAATGTGCTTGAGTTTGTGATCAAGAAATATCCAAATGTTTTTGTTACATCTGGATTTAGATATCCTTCATCAAATGCTAGATCTCAACATCCTAACGGAGAAGCTGTTGATCTTCAATTCAAAAATGTGTCGAAAGCAGAATACTATAAGATAGCTTTGGACTTGGCTCAGAGTATTCCTAACTTTGATCAATTCTTGCTTGAGTATGCTGTGACTACAAATAATCCATGGATTCATATTTCATGTACCAGAAAATCAAACAGAAGACAAATCATGACATTCTACAATCACAAGAAATACAAAGATGGTCTAGTTGACCTCTCTTAAATATTTGATATTAATTTCACCTCTTTCTAAAAGGAAAATAACATGGCTGCAATGACCGACTTTCTCGAAAACAAACTTATTGATTTCATCTTCCGTGGACAAGCATTAGGTATTACTGGCGCATCAGCTGCTGCTGGTACTGGACCAACATCGCTCTATATGGCTCTCTTTACCGCTAATCCTACTGATACAGGCGGTGGAACAGAGGTATCAGGTGGCTCATATGCTCGTGTTGCTGTTTCATCGACTCTTGCTAATTGGGCTGGTACTCAAGCTGCTGCTTCGACTACTGCATCAAGCGGAACTTCAGGAACAACTTCAAATAACAATTCGATCACATTCCCATCACCTACAGCAAGCTGGGGCGTGATTACTGGATTTGGTATTTTTGATGCATCCACTGCTGGTAATCTTCTGGTTTATGGTGCCTTGACGACAAGCAAGACTGTGAACAACGGCGATGCTGCTCCATCATTCACTGCCGCTGCTCTTACATTCCAAATCGATAATTAATCATGGCTCATATATCTGATGACAGAGTACTAGAAAGTACAACGTCAACAGGAACAGGAGCATTAACACTTGCTGGCGGACTGACTGGATTCAAGACATTTGCTTCCAGTATG